CAACGAGTCGCTGCATGTGCGGATTGTCTTTTTCGGCCTCGTTGAAAATAAGTTGTCCGTTCCGGTTAAGCGGTTCGAGCGTACCTTCGATGCGTATTTCCTTAGCCGGTTTTTTCCGGTCGTCGGGTGTAATGCTTATAAATCCTTTTTCTTTGCCACGTGCCAGGAACATGGGCCGAAACACCTGTTCGTAGAATGGATCCTGAAGCGTGTTGTTTTCGATATAATAATACACCGTTGTCCGGACTTTGATATAGTCGCGCAGGTCATAGAACCAGTCGACGAAAACCGAGTTGTTAACCTGATCCAAAAATCCTTTGTATATGTAGAATTTAGCGTCCTTATACCCGATAATCCAAATGGATTTATAGCTGACGCCTTTCTTCTGTTTGTCCTTATTACTTGGACTCGGGTCGGCATAAGCCACTACATACGGCATGGAGCTAATTGGAGGACATTTGCCGTAAGTGACTTCTTTGAAAATATCGCCCTCGCTTAATGGATTGTTAAAACATTCCGCCTGTTGCGCTTTGGTTGACATTTTGCTGAGAACCCGATCGATTTGTTCCTCGCTGTTTTTGGCGGGCCATGTAGATTTTCCTTCTTTATCACGGATATTAATAATATCGTGATGATCGGCCCGAACGGCGGCCCGAACTACACAGCAATCCTTAGAAATGATATTGCCAAGTAGCAGGAATAAAAGCGGCTTACTGACGGAACGAGTCATATATAAGGCGCGTTCAATCCAGTCGAAACGTTTGTCAATGGTATCTTTATTGCGGCAATCCTCATCCGTATCAATATCGGTGATCAGAATAGAGTCCGGACGAAGCGCTTCGTTTTTCTTTCCACGCGGTGACTGACCGGCTCCAAGTGCCACGTAGCGAGCTCCGCATTTGGTAGTAAAGTTTCCTGTTTCCCAGGAACCAAATGTTTTTTGTTCACCGTAATAGGCAATGATTCGTTGGTTCGCATCAAAGTTCAGCATGTAAGGCTTTAGCAGATCACAGGCGGCATCTAAAGAGCTGGAAACGAAAAGGGTGAAGCGTTTTTTGCCGGTGAGGTTCAGATAAAACATCACCATCATGGTAACGGTATCTTTTGCCAATTCCCGACTCCATGAGTTCACCTCCCACCATTCGGCATGTTCAACAATCCGGTTTATGTATCGGATATGAAATGGGGCGAAATCGGAAGTTGCGTAATTTGGAAAGAAATATTTACACCACTCCGCGGGACGAGCCTCGAGGTACTTACGATGCTTTTCGATATCCGCCGTCGTTTTATTGTGCTCAAGCGCCGTGTCGGTGATGAGTGCCTTCCGGTATTCGTCCCATTCCTTTAATGCCTTTTTTTTGTCTGCTAATGATACCATACTAATTACACGAATTAAGAGGCTTTTAGCTCCAAATAGAATTGATTCCAGCGGTCGAGGGCTGTTTTTACTTCAATTGCCATATGCTTGGGTTTTAAAGAGACAGAGTCGGAACTCTGTCGTCCCGGTTATTACTTGAGAGTTGACTTTATATAGGAATTAAAAATATCCGAGAGTTCTTTCGCCTTTTCGTTATCGACCTGGCGCAACCATTCGAGTAGTTTAATGGATACGTTTATCACGTCCACGATGCCGCACTCCACTTCCAGGGCTTTTAGGTCGGCCACCAGTTTGCGGCGGATGTTCGATTCATCTTTATCCGGGAACCGGTAATTTTCGTTCCGTGATGCAATCAGGTTGTCGAGTTCGGTGAGCTGGTTGATGGTCGATCGGTAGCGTTCGTCGCGGGTTACGGAAATGGCTTTGCGGTAATCGTCCCAGTTACCGGCTTTTGCCCACTTGCTTACGGTAACTTCACTTACATCCGCTTTTAGCGCAATTTCTTTTTGAGAAAGTTTATCGTATATGAAAAGCATTTTAGCATAGTCATACAATGCGTCCATCTCCTGTTTCGTGCGTTTTTTCTTGTTTTCTGCCATTATTGCGTCTTTAAATGACCCCAACCCCAAAGGGGATTAAATAGGAATCTTTGTTTTTTTTATTGGCAAAATAAGAGATTTAACCGCTTAATAAAAAAAAGTACTGACAAAATGGCAGTACTTTTTTGATAGTGTTGAATTAGTTTAGATTTTTGCATTCTAAATCAAACCTGAGAAACTTTTCCAACGTGGAAAGAAGCTTTGGAAAAGCACTTAAAAATCATATAAACGAAAATTAAATCATGCCAAAACCACCTATTCCATTTATACTGCTCGACGGTTCACAAACTACGAAGGATGTACGCGTATTGGTGGCCGGAGTTGACACCACACAATTTGAGCGCAACCCGGTGATGTTTTACCGGCACAATGATTATGAGTTGCCAATTGGTACCTGGACTAACGTGCGAAAAGAAAATAACATATTGCTGGCCGATGCGGTATTCGATTATGAGGACACCGACAAAGAGGTACAGCGAATCATTGGAAAAGTGGAGCGCGGCATTATAAAAATGGCATCGTGTTGCCTGGTTGATCTTGAAGTGGTGGACGATCCTGTTTACAGAGTACAAGGTGAAACAGATTTTACAGCTGTAAAGTGCCGGCTTCGGGAAGCCTCTATATTACCAATAGGAGGTAATCATAATGCGCTGCGACTATTCGACAAAGAAGGAAAAGAAATTGACCTGAGCGATGGCCCGGGACTTAAACTATCGGATTTTATTGTAAAACCAAAAATAGAAATAAGTATGTACAAAAAGTATCTATCACAATTGAACCTTACGGATGAGGCTACTGAAGCCGACTTCTTTGCCAAGGTTGACCTTTTGCTTTCCGACAAAGCCGGACACGATGCAAAAGTATTGGAGCTGACCGATAAGGTTACGGCTTCCGAAACTGCAAAAAACGATTTGCAGGTTAAGATTGACGCCATTGAACTGGCCGACAAAACAGCAAAGAAAACTGCTTTTGAAGCTGAATTGACATTGGCGCTTGCCGATGGCCGATTGACCGAAAAAGAAGATGGAAGTGTAAAAGCTTCGATGTTGCTCCTGTTCGACGCCAATGGCGAAAGTACAATGAACATGCTCAAAGGATTAACTCCTCACAAATCAGCTGCACTTGAACTGGGCGATGGTGGCGATACAACAAAGCTGAGCGCGTTTGAAAAACGCAAACAGGAAATTGATGCAGCCAATGCTGCAAAAAAGGCAAAAAAGTAGGTAGTTTATAGTTTATAGTAGGTAGTAAAAAAGTAATTATTAATAAACAAAATTTTAGAAAATGAAATCACTCAAATTTTTAGTATCCATTTTTACGATGTTGTTATTCAACGTCATTGTGGGCGGCGCCATTTCGGCAGCCACCGGATTTAATCCTTTAGCGGTTGTTGGCGGCATGTCCACCATAAGCCTTGCAGGATCGTTTTTTCCTCAAGTTTCGGGAATTCTTCCGATGGCCGTGACTATTACGTCGGCTTATGCCGGTGAAGTGTTGGAACAATTGTTAGTACGTGCCACTACCGGTAATGAACTTGTAGCGGGCGGACACATTCACGTACAACCTAATGTTCTGAAAAAGTTCGCTATTCCGCGCCTGAAAGGCAGCAATATGTTGCAACGCAGGAAAGAGCAACCGGTCGAAAATGATTCGGTAGGCGGATTTACAATTGATGAAAAATATCTGGAACCTAAAGATGTAATGGCTTTTACCACATTTAATCCACGCGTATTTGAATCAATCTGGCGTCCTTTCCAACCAACAGGTAACTTAGTTTTTGAGCAACTTCCTGCCAATGTACAATCGGCTCTTTTGGCTGAATTGGCAAAAGTAGTTGACTTTCAATTAGGCGGTGAGTATATCAACGGCGTATACCATGCAACCGATGCAGGTAAGTACTTCGATGGTATTCTGACCCGAATTATGGCCGATGCCGATGTAGTTGATATTGCAACTCCTGCAGCTCTGGTTCAATCGAATATTATAGCAAAATTAAAACTGGTTCGTGCCGCTATTCCAAAAGCTATCAAAAAGAATCCAAATCTCAAAATATTTATGAGTGTGGAAGATGGTGAGAGCTTCGAATACGAATTAACCGACAAGCCAACCAAGGGACAGGATTATACCAATATGAATCCGGAACGATTTAAAGGTATCCAAATAGTGACTCTTGCCGACTGGCCGAAAGATGTAATCGTTGCAGCCGCAACTTCAACCGGAATTGACTCTAATTTTTGGGCAGGTGTAGCCTTGGCTGACGATGCAGAGGCTATCCAAATTGATAAACTGACGGCTGCGGGCGAAAAATACTTCTTTAAAATGCTGATGAAAGTAGATACTAACATCGTATTTGGTGAAGACATTGTACTGTACGATGGACGCGATGCTGCTGTTGAAGCAGGGTCAACCGATCTTGATGCATTGGTATTAAGTGCAGGTGCTATTGTACCGAATTTTGCAGCCGGAACGAAAGAATACACCATGAGCGTTGCTACCGGTGTAACCACTACTACCGTAACCGCTACCCGTAGCCAAACCGGACAGGTAATTAAGATGGGTTCTACCACCCTTACAAGTGGTGTGGCTTCGGCTGCTAAGAACCTGGCAATTGGTGAAAACATTATCAACGTGGCTGTAACCAGCGCCGATGCTAATGCAACCGCCACTTATCAGGTATTGGTAACCAGAGCAGCTTCCTAAGCAATAGTTTATAGTTTATAGTAGGTAGTTTATTGTAAACAGTAAAATACTATCCGTGTGTGAAAAGCCGCTGAAAGAGACCTCCCCTAACCCCTCCCAAGGAGGGGAATGAGAGAAAACAAGTAGGCGGTTTTGTAAAAAAAAGCAAATAATGGCTGATTATAAACATGCAATTTTGAAAGTACTACTTACCGAAGGTGGCTACGCGAATGATGCGGATGATTCCGGAGGTGAAACGTACAAAGGTATAAGTCGTGCAAACTGGCCACAGTGGGCGGGTTGGAAGTTAATTGATCAGGCAAAAAAACAAGCTGGTTGGTCTGCTGCAAATTTGGAACGGTCGCGGGTATTGTCAAAAGTGCCTGGACTTAAAGATTTGGTAATAGCTTTTTACAAAACTAACTTCTGGAACCCGATTGGCGGTGATTTTATAAAGGATCAGGATTTTGCAGATAAAATTGTTGATGCCGCCGTGAATGAAGGAGTTAAGGGAGGTGTAAGACATGCACAGAAAATTTTACACTTACAGGAAACGGGTGTCATAAATAATGAATTAGTCAAACGCTTAAACTCAATGGTATGAAAAAGATTATGAGTATTTTGTTAATTTGTATAATTGTTTTGTCCTGTAATCCTATTATGGTACCGGCAAAGACATCGACAAATGATTCAACTGCTTTTTACAAAGCAAAATGTGATTCGTTGACAACTTTGGCAATTACCTATGAAAAGTATTTGATCGTTTATGAAAATAATACTCAGGGATTGGGAAAAGTTATTGCGCATCTTAATGATTCAATCTCGAAACTAAACAATCGACCTTTGATGACAAAAGATCAGTTTCTGGATTTATATAGTTATGAACGCGTAAAAAAATATTATTATATCTGTATTAATAAACCTTCTCAATGGAAGTTTATAAAACCGTGGCTAAGACGTGCAATCGAGGGTAAATGATACATCAAGAGGTCATAGATATATTAGAACATTATAATACGTGGAGGGTAGATGTACATATTAAGCAACCAGACCACGTAAAAGTGTGGGAAGCTACAAAAGCAGCTATTTCTCTGCTTAAAGAGGATAAAGAGATTATTGACTTCTATGAGGCAAATAGTTAAAATTGAAATAATATGAAAGCCAAAAAAATAGGCATTTTCAGCGCCGGAACACAATTTAATGTTGACCACAACGCGGGTCAGGCTATTATCAGCCGCAGGGAACGCGGGTTGTCAATCGACTATTTTTTCTATGTCAGGAAAAGCGGCTATGTAGTACCAACTCGTCCGTTGGAGCAGGCTAACGGCAGCATTGACCTTTGTTGGGAAGGCGGATTGAATGACAATGGGGACGTTGAGGACACGCGAACTGAGCAACAAAGAGAGAGCCTGAATCGATTGACCACAGAGTTAAAGCAGCTGTTTCCGGAAATTGCAAAAGTAGTTAATACCGACCTAAAATTAATCGAAAATATTTAGGACATGACAATAGAACTTATTAGTTTGATTCTTAACCTTGTATTAGGAGGTGGTTTAATCGTTACGGTGGCGACCCTTCGGTCGCAAAGGGAAAAAGCCAAGGCAGAAGCCGACGGAGCCGAAATTGATAACGCTCAGAAAATAGTAAATATGTGGGCGGAACTTTCCAAAAATCGTGCGGAAGCGGACGCGCAACAAATAGGGGCTTTAAAAGACCTGGCTGTGAAACGTGTCGAAAGCGACGAAAAACAGATATCCGCTTTAAACTCGAAAATTGATGAGTTCGAAAACATGTTTAACTCGTTCAAAAAAACAGTTGAAAAACTGACAAAGGCAATTAATAAGGCTAAAGAGTGTCCGGGAGCCGATGGATGTTTGGTCCTTAAAGAACTTGATAACGCAAAATCAGAATGAAAAAACATAATAACTACAGGTTTTATTTTCTTTCGCTTCTCGTAGCTTTTATTGCGACTTGTATGCTTGTTGGTTGTAAACCAAAACAGTTATCAGTTATGAGTCAACAGTCAACGGAGATTTACCGGCATGATAAACTGACGCCGGTTGCAGTTCCGGGAGATAGCGCGAAACTTAAAGCCCTCTTTCAATGCGATTCGCTGAATCGTGTTTTAATGGTTGGCATTTCGGAACAAAAGAGCAAAAATATGCAATCGGCCTTTGACTTTAAAGACGGTACATTTAACTATGCCGCCATAACGAAGCCGAATACGGCATTTATTCCGTCAACTGATTACTATTATAATTCAAAGCTAACAATAACACGCACGGTATATCAAACTAAAACAGTAATTAAGACAGTTCCGAATCATGGGTTTTTCTGGTGGATCGGACTTGTAGTATTTATAGCATTTACCGCTTTCGCGGGCTTTAAATTAGTGACCTGGTCACCCGTTCAAACAATATTTAAAAAGCTTTTCAAAATCAATTAAACAATATTTATTATGTCAGAAACAAAACTTTTAGGCGTAGCCTCAATACAGATTGGAGCTATTGCAAGTGATGGAGACGTATCAGCCGCTTTCGCAACGGCGGGTGGAGTATACAAGGACACCGCAGAGATCGTACAGGCACAGGATGCCGATACGGAGCACGTGTGCGAAGAGGCGGACGATCCGTTTGTAATCGTTCCCGGAATCAAGAAAACAACTATTAAATGGGCCGTTACCGACGCCACACCGGCAGCGCTGGTAGCGGTACTCGGCGGAACAGCCACCGGTACAGCGCCAAGTGACTCGTGGACTTGTCCGGCAACTACCGATATTATCGAAAAGTCGGTAAAAATAACGCCGAAAAGCGGTAAAGTAATCACGATCCCACGCGCGTATCTGAAGGCTACCATTGACTATAAACTGCAACGTGCAGGTATCTTCAAGGTAAACATTGAATGCCGCGTACTGACGCCAACTAAGGCCGGAGTGTCAGCGATTAAATTGGGATAGATCAGGCAAAGGCTGAGGCTTAGGCCAAGGGAAAGAAAACAACAATTTATAAGTGCCGCCCGGCTTGCTGCGGCGGCATCTTTTTTTAAAAACTTACCAATAAACAGAAAGCTATGCAACTACTGAAGGGAGATACACTAACAATCGGGATTACCCTGGGTACATACGACCAAACCGGAATCGTAGATAAAAAACTGGCGATTAACGTCACCGAGTATGATATCGACACTGACGATGAGATGTTGTTATGTCGGTTAAGTTCCGAAGAAACCGCGGCGCTTGGTGCGGGTAAGCATAAGGTAGTTCTCTGTATTACCGATTCTATTTTGGGCCTGAAAAAACACCCCTTAGGCGAAATTGAAATCCTTAAAACCGGCGCACAAAAAAGCAATAAAAGCGTCAACCTGGCATACGATATTGTGTATAATCTGACTATAACGGAAACGGCTATCACGGTTAATTCAATTCTGTATAACTATGTGAAGGGCTCAAAAGGCGATACTTTTGAATATGAAGATTTCACGCTTGAACAACTCGAAGCATTGAAAGTAAAAGGTGATAAAGGAGATGACTTTGTTTATGAAGATTTCACAGAAGAACAACTTACAGCACTTATTACAAGTCACTCACATGCTCCTATCTCTCTCACTTATTCTGCTTTATATGCTTTAAAAACAGCAGGAACTCTTGTTGTTGGGCAACGCTATATAATTACTGATTATCAAACCGTACATACAATTCCGAATACGACAGATACAAATACAGGAATAGTTGAACCCTTGATGGTAACAGCTTTAACTACTAATAAGCTGGCAGCCGAATGTCACAGCACTTTATTTCCAAACGACATTCTTTATTATGATATTGAAAATGAGCAAACAATGGTTCCTGGATGTACTAAAGGTTATATTTATCGTAGGATTGACACACTGAAAAATAATGATATTGGGTTTGATTTCCGTAATGTAAAATTCAGACGTTGGCAAATGGATATTGCAACCGTACATGCAGATGGTGATGATGCAAGTTTATATAAAGGGAACGTTGTAAAGAAAACAGGTACTGTTGAAGTTTATGTTAAACTTTGTGACGCTCCGGGTTTATTTTCAAATGAAAGTTTTTGGAAAAGGTTTGAATGGGACAATTTACAGTATATTCTTCCAACAGAAAATGATTGGACTATTATAGATGACGCTTTTCA